GTCTGCCGCACTTGTGACGCCGAAGAACGACACGGTTCGCAGCGCGTTGCCCGTGTTTGCGACCTCGCATCGAGCGCGCAGGCGTACCTTGACGCCAGAGGGGCTGATGCCAGTCTCTGCCGACAGGTTCGCGGCATTAAGCGTCTTGAACGTGCCGCTGAAGCCGGTGCCTTTGTCGAGGTCGTAGGTGAGCGCGATGTTCGCGGTGTTCGCGCCGGAGACAACTGGCGCGGTGTTCCCGAAACCTGTAAGTCCAAGAATCCAATAGGGCCACGTCCATGTCACTTGGTCGTTCAATGCGCGCAGGAGCAGACCGTTGGTGCCGTCGCGCCGGATGGTGCCGACGTCATCGACGTATGCCGACTGACTGAACGGAGACGGGCTTTTCTCGATGCCTGTGAACACAGAAAGCATCGCTTCAGTTGCCGACACTTCCTGCTCGGCAAAGTGCAAGCCGATGGTCGAGAACGTCGTCGGGGTGGTGCCGTTAGCCAAAGCTGCCGCATGAGTGCGGTTTCCGCCCGAAGCCGTGCGTTGTATAAACGCGGTTTGAGGGAATGTCGCAAGCACGCTGCTTGCCGCGAAAGCTGTCGGATCGCCGCAATCGGATATCCACACCTCATCGCAGTTTTGCGTCAGGACTGTCGAGTCAACAGCCTGCGAACCGCCAGTAAAGTACACACGCGAGACGCGCGCGTTCTTGACGTTGGCGAGCTGCGCGACCTGTCGGCCATCGGCGCCCAGCACCATCGGCGCGGCGCGGGTGCCAATGTTCCGAATGCGGATGTTGGTCGTCTGATCCTGCGCGAGCACTGGGGCAAACGTGAACGCGAGCGTCCCGGGAAAGAGCGCCAACCCGTCGACCGCTACGTCGGCGCAGTTGACGAACTGAATGGCATAGTTGGCGCGCGTCCCAGTGGCAGCGTGCAGAGATGCAACGACGATGTTGGTGATTTCCACCGCCGCGCAGCCGGTGAGCGCCATCGCGACGTTGGCTGACGCTCCCGAGACGTGGACGCAGTTGCGTAGCACAATCTCGCTGGAGTACGAAACCGTCCACGATATGATTGACTTGTTGTTGAACGCCTCGCACGAGTCGAAGACGACCCCGACGCAGTTGGCGACGTTGAACGCGCCCGTGGCAGTTCCGGCCCCCGCCGCCTGAAAGCTCTCGCAGCCCTTGAACTCCACATCTGTCGAGTAGCCGACCGCGAAGCTTTGCTGGTTAATAGCGCCGACGCGGGACGCCGCGACGTTTTCAAAGCGAACTTGCGACAGGGCGCTTGCGTTGCTTGTGACGTTTGGTTGACCCCCGGCCCAGCATGAATCTGCGCCGCAAGAGTCTTTGACGCGGTAAAGGGAGGCGTTTCTTACCCCAAACAACGTGTTCGCGCAAGCAAACTCGACGTCCACCACGCCGCCAGTCGAGAAAAACTCGTAGCGGGCCGAAACGCTCGCCGTGTTGAATGTGTTTGCTGCCCAGTTCGCTGAAGTCGAGCTTGAGAAGTGGACGTTCGGCACGCGGATACGCGCGCCGCTTGGCGGGAGCTTGCCAAACGTCGCGCCGCCGAAGGTGATCACGCCAGCAGCGGAACAAGTGAAGTAGCGACCCCGGTTGTCAGTGGCGATGTTTGTCGCATTAAACTCCGCAGCCGGCGCACAGCCCCACCACTCATACACGCCCGAGCCTGCCGCCGTCTCGACCTGCACCGCAGGCACGAAATCCGCAACGTAATGCTGGATGGTCTGCCCTGCTACCCCGGTCGCTACTCCAAGCTCAAACCAGTCACCCCGAACCGTGAGCGCGCCGAGGCGCGGAATGTTCACAATTCCAGTTGTACTGCTTGTGCCCTCTGCCCCGACGATGTGAATCCATCCACGCTGCCCCGCGCTCGAAAGCGTGGCGGTCGCGCCGCCGGTGAAGGTCAGCACATCGCCGGTCGCCAGCGCGGCACTGCGGCGGCGCAGCTTAATCCAGCCCGTCGCGGGCATCGCGCCACCAGGGGCAAGCGGGGCCGTGCCTACGCCGCTCCAGATGCCAAGATACTCGCCCACGTTCGAGCCGCCACGGGTCACGTCGGGACTGCCTTGGACGCCTAGCGCCGGGACGTTCCCGGTCGAGGCAGTGAACGCTACCCACCATGTCTCGGTGCCATTAATGCGAAGCTCGCCTTCGTTTACGTCAATGATCCCAAGAACGGCGGCGTTCTGACCCGAGCGGACGTCGCTGTTGATCGTGACCGATCCGCCGGAGTTGATCGTGATGGTTTCGCCGTTCAGCAGCCCCGAGATCGAGGCGTCGTCGTAGTTGACGGCGGTGGTGACGGTTTGGTTGGCCATTTATCTGCCTTTCCGCGCCAGCATTTACCGCAGTCCCTTGAATTGCAGAAAGGCGCCAGCCGCAATCGCGCCAAGCACCGCCATCGTCATTGCCTTAACGACCTGACTCCAAATGGTCTTTTTTGTTGAGCGCCATGCGTCGAGAAGGTTTCGCAATTCCTTCAGATCTTCACCGGCGCTTTCGTCATGCAAACCAATAGATTCAAGCGCCGCCCTTGCGCCTTGTTTAGCAGCCCTGGAAATCATCTGCTCAATGACTTCAGGAGACATAGCGCGGCGCTCTTCCGGCATTGGTCAGCCCTCGGCTTTTTTCTTCGCCTTCGGTTGGCCGGGCACTTCTGCCCAGCCTTCCCGAATAGCAACCGCCGCAAGTTCACCGTGGACAGTATCGCCCACAGCAAATTCGCGCCCGTACACTTCGCCGTCCGGCGCCCCGATGAAGGGCGCCGTTACGGTTGCCACCACCTCAGACATTAGGAAGCGGCAATCTTCAGCAGCTTAATCGCCTGCGAGTTGCGGATGCGACCGCCGACACGCTTGCGGATGTAGAACTGCACAAAGCCGGGCAGGGTGATTTCGTCGCGCGTCATGCGCATGCCCACGCGATCCGCAATCAGGTAGCCTTCACGGAAATCACCAAAGGCCAGCGGGAACACGTTGGCGGCAACCGCCGGCATGTCTTCCGCTTCGGTGATCGGGTAGCCGATGAAGGTTTCCGGCTGATTGGCCGAAAGCGACGGCTGCCACAGATACGCGCCAGTGCCAGCGCCTTCACGATATTTGCGAAGGGCAGACAGCACCGCTTTCGTGGTGACAAACCGGCCATTGGCGCGATAGCGCGCGCGCAACGCATAGACCAAGTCATAGAAGACATCAGCGCTGGTCGGCAACGCCGCCGCCTGGCCAGAAGCCACATACTGCAACGTGCCGAAGGCGCGCGAGGCGTCCGCAGTCGTCACAGGGGTCGGGCCATTCAGGAAGCCGGTCGGGCGATTGGTGCCGCTGCCGGCAACAAAGGCCGCGCCTTCACCCTGGGCAATGGCTTCAGCCGCGCTCGTGATGAGCCAATTCTCGACATCGAAGAAGAGGTCATCCAGGCTTTCTTCCGACGCGCGCGGGCGGGCAGAAGCAAGGCCAAAGGTCGGCGCCACTTCGGCCAAGTCCGGCGTATTGGTTTGGTTGCGCGTCGCCGCTTCACCGAGCCATTCAAAAGCGGAGCCGTTCACGTCGAACAGTTCCTTATAGTCAGGGCTGCCAACCGTGCGAACGGTCGCAATCTGACGGATCGGGGAAATTTCCACAGACAGGCGCGCAATCTGGCGCTCGATGACTTCCGGCAGAGCAAAACCACCAGCGGAGCCGGTGGAGGTCACCACCTGAGCGGCGCGGGTTTCAAACCCATCGTCATTCAGGCTGCGATTTTGCAGCGCCTTCGCGGTTTCGCGCATCTTCATCTCGGCGCGCGGGTCGCGGGGATTGCGCACCCAACCGAGGAAGGCGTTGCGATAGGCCAGCGCTTCGGCGCTGTCGCTATCATTAGCCACGCCAGCACCACCGGGGCGCGCGGCGCGGGTTTCAGCCTGTTCGATGCGCTTCTTCATTTCCGCCTGGGCATCAAGCACCGCGTCAATGCGCGAAAGCTTTTCGTCCAGAAGCGGATCGGCAGAGCCACGCTTGGCGATTTCGGCAAGGCGCGCATCATTCGCGGCCTTGTATTCTTCAAAAGCAACGCCGATCTTTTCGATGGCGCCAGCAAGGGCCTCAGACATGAGGGTTTCCTTTCAGGTTCAAGATTGCAGGGAACGCAGCAGCGCATCGGCTGCCCGGTTTGCGCGTTCGGTTGCGATCTCGGCCTCTCGCCGCTCGGCACCCATTCGCATCAAGCGAGACACAAGGGCCGTCGCCTGAGACTTCGACACGTCTGGCGCTACATCACGCAGCCACCGCTCGGCGTCGGAAGGTTTCAAAATCTCATCAATCGCAGCGGCCTTCACGCGCGTCACGCGCGCGGATTTCGCCGCCGGAAAAGTCACCAGTGACACTTCCCAAAGATCCACCGCCCGCACCGTGCGGATGTTCGTCTTTGGGTCGTAATCGTCTTCTTTGGTCATGAAGCCGATTGACAGGCCGGAAATGGCGCCAGCCTTCACAAGCGCGAAAGCCTCACGCGCCTGGGCAACATCCATCGCCAAGCGGCCCTTCACGCGAAGGCCGCGCTGGTCCTCTTCCATGCTTTCCCAGACACCAATCGGCATATCCTGCCGGTGCTGCCAAAGCATCGCGGGCATCGTGTTTGCCGCGCGGTGTTCGGCAAGGCTCGCCGCAAAGGCGCCTGGCACCACCACATCGCCGTAAGCGTCTTCCTGCCCAAAGACAGAGCCGAAGCCTTCAATCACGCCCTCTTCGCCAGCCGCGCGAAGCGCAAGCGCGAAGTCGCGCGTTTCCCGCCGCGCGCCCTGTTCGCGGTTTTCAATCATTCGATTGTTCCTTCGCTTAAACTGCCGGGGCTTCCGGCGCGGGCGCGGCGGGGGCGCCATTCATATTTGCGGGCGTTAAAGGTTCATCCAGGCCGGGCAGCGGGTCTTTGCCTTCCTCGTCGCGCAATTCATTCCGGGTATAGATGCCCATTTCCGCCATAGTGCGTGCCCAAACGGCGCGGTCGGCCATGCTGCCCGCCGTCAGATAGCGTGTGTCAAACTCGCACCAGAGCGGCCCGGAGCCATCCAGCAGAAACTCATCCAGGCGTTGCAGCCATAATTGGTGCCACGGCGCCAGCGTGTGCTTTAGATGCGCCGCAAAGAATGCCTCACTGCTGGCAAAGGTCGCGCTCTTATCGGAATGCCCCACCATAATCGGAAACACGCCAAAGGCCCGGCAGATTTCCTCAATCTGTAAGCGGCGCGTCTCGACATGCTGAGCGTCAACGCCGGTCATCGCCAGCGGCATGTATTTCATGGCGTTGTCGAGGATTGCCGTGCCGCTGCGCTTTTCCGCCGTGAAGCGCTGCCAGGATGCCCGAAGGCGATCCATTGCGGCGCTGTCTAGCTTTGCCTCGGTCGTCAGGATGCCCGCCGGCCGGCCGCCATTCTCGTGGAGCTTGGCTTGCGATTGCTCCGCAGCCATGGACAGGCCAATGGCTGAAGCCGCAAGCCGCACCGCGTTCAGGCCGCGCCAGTAATCCCACTGCCAATTCGGCAAATGAAACACATCGTCCGGCCCAAGTTCGCCGATGAAGCCAAACTCATCATGGATGCGATAGCGCACCTGATAGCGCGCCGTGCGCTCGATCTGATAATTGCCAGGCCGCACCGGAATCAGTTCCCGCACGCGATTGCCGGCCATCACCTTCACCGCCAAAGCATCGCCGGTCAACGCCGCGTGAAGCGTCATCGTGCGGCGAAACTCGAAGCTTGTCTGCCATTCATTTGGCCGACGCGACAGCATCCGAAACTCGGGGATATTGCGCGCAAGCTGGCGCCGCCGGTTGGCGTCTTCCCGGAACACATTCAAGGCAGGCGTAGCGCAGCCGTCCGCAATGGTCTTCACGCACGCCAGCACCGTCGCCACCTGAAGCGCTGTCTGTGGCGTCACCGCAAGCCCGGCAACCGTCGCGCCATAGGCATCGTCAATGCGCGCCATCACCTCATCGAAGGGGCGCGGCGCAGATCGCAAGGATAGCGCACCTCGAAGGCGCGTGATCAAGCTCATTTCACAGGACCACCATCTCCGAGGTTTCAAGATAAGAATGGGCTTCAGCCTGCGCCGTTGCGGCCCCTACTGCCATTGCCAGCGCAATCAAGGCGTCAATGCGGTTCACGGCCCGCCGCTTGGAAAACCATGAATTGCCGAACGGGTCATTTTCCGTGCTGGCGCTCATCATGGCTGAAATCAACACAGGCGAACGGCGCAACCGTATCCGCTTTTCCAAAATCAGTTGCTCCAGCACCAGTTTGGAGCCAGGCATCCACAAGCCCTGAGCGCCCTTCTTTTTGCCGCCCTGCGGATGCTCCACCACGGGCAGCGTCACACCAAGCGCATCAAGTTCCGGCTCGAAGTGCTTTTTGAAACCGTAGCTGTCGTATCCAACCGCCGCGATTTCATAGAGGCCGACCAATTCAGCCAAGCGCGCCGCGACAAAATCAAACCGAACCATCCGGCCAGGCGCGGCATTCAGAAAGCCGTCCTTTACCCACAAGTCATAGGGCACGTTGTCGCGCAACGCGCGCTCGGCAAGCGTATCGCCAGGCGTCCAAGCCTCGACCCAAGCATCAAAAGTCGGCAAGCGCGCCGTGGTGCCATCCTCGGCCGGCATGTCCACAAAGCCGGTCGGCACAACAAAGGCCAGCGCGGTCAAGTCCTGCGTGGCAGACAAATCCAACCCGCAGAAAACCCGTTCGCCGGTATGCTCAACCTCGGGCTCAAACTCACTCAACACGGCTTCAAGCGCCGGGCGAGACATCCATGCCGTTTCGCTGTCCGTCCAATGGCAGAAATGCAGCCGCAGAATGTTGTTCAGCTTGCCAGGAATAGCCTTGGCCTGCCGCACTACGCCGGCCAGGTAATCTTCCTGCACTGTGACGCCGAGAAGCGGGTTCGCCTTCACCCAGCAGGTCGGGTCTTCAAGCGGGTCGTCGCTGGGGTCCAAAGCACAAACAAAGCTGAAGGACTCATCGTCCAGCACTTCCCCGACGAAGGTATAAGCCTCGTCTGGCTCCCGCGTCCCGGTTGCCACCCGCACCGCGTGCTGATGCTCCTGCCAGCAAACAGACTGTCGATCGGAACCGCTATTTGTTGCCATAATCAGCAGCGGTTGCCGGCGCCATTTGAAGCCGCGCTCCAGCATTTCTATCATCGTGCCGTTGCGATGCTCATGCACCTCGTCGCACAAGGCGCATGAGGGGCGCGGGCCAGACTGCCCGTCATCGGAAGAAATCGGGCGAAAAAAGCTGCCCGTCTTTAAGTCCGCCAAATTCCAAACCGGGTTGCCCCCGGAAGGCGTCAGCCGTCCTGATAGCGCGGGCGACTGCTGAAACATCGCAACCGCGTCGCGGAACAGGACCATTGCCTGGTCCTTTTTTGACGCCGCCGCGTAAACCTCTGCTCTATCTTCGCCGTCCGCCGTCAGGCAATACATGCCGACGCCGGCCATGAGCGGGCTCTTCCCGTTGCCCTTGGCGATCTCGATATAGGCGCGCCGATAGCGGCGGCTGCCATCCTTCCGGCGCCAGCCGAACAGGCTACCAACGATGAATTTCTGCGATGCGTGCAGCTTGAACGGTCGGCCCTCAAACTGGCCACCGTTTAGCCTCAGCACAACCTCAAAGAACGCAATGGCGCGGTTTGCCGCGTCCACATCCCAAGTCAGGCCGCGCGCCTTGGCGCCTTTCATGTCCGCCAAATGCCGCTTGCAGGCGTTCCGCACATGCGGCCCGGCTACTATGCGGCGGGCGGTGACGTCCTTTGCCCAGGCGGTTGCTTCATCCGGTAAAGAACCGGGCGGCGGGGTCTTCTTTTTCGGCGTCTTCGCCGCCATTCGATTTCACCTTGCTGCGCGCCGCCGGGGTCTGGCCAAATTCCACCAGCCAAGCCTTCAAGCGGCGGTCTGCATCCATCAGCGCCGAATAGGCCGGGCGCATCCGCTCCATCTCGCCGCCTGCCTTGGTTTCCACCACTTGGAACCGGCCATGAGCGGCAATGTCTTGGCGCAGGGCCACAATCTCGGCGTAAGTCTCGGCAACCTGTTCCAGCGCCGCCGCGTCGGCCTCAGTCAGCACGCCGGAGCGATCCAGAATGGCAGCGAACCGCCCCCAGGCGACACGCGCGTCGGGCGAAAGATGCTCAGGCGGGCTTGGAATGACGCGGGCAGGCTTCGGTTCGGCGGCGTTCAAGGGGCGCTTTCCGGGATTGCCGGCAATCAGCTTGAGATGCGTCGGCTTTGGCCTTCTGCCGGCCATGTCCTATTTACCTTCCATTTCGCGGCGCTGTGCGCGGAGG